TTGAAAGAAAGGGGTTCTGAAATGCTGTTACCAGCACCAAAATCCCTAAATCTCGGATTTGTCATCTTTGTTTGTCCTCGTTTCTCGTATGTCTTTATTTACTATTGACATAGTAAATTACTAACTATTTTACCAACTTTAGGTTGTCGGTAAGATAGCGATTTGCCTTTGTTCCAGGATGCATGACTGCGTGGGCATAAACCACACGGCCCCTAGTAACAAACTTAAGTACCGTTGCCCTGTTGGGAACGATGATATGAGGCTTACTTCCCTCATGATGAAGTAGAGCATAATTAAGTGCTGAACCAATCTTGACGTATTGTCCTCTTGAGTCACGAAGATGGCGCATATGAATAGAAGCACGAAGTGCTCCAGTTCGTACTCCAACCTGAGCCCTAGCGGCAGCCTGAACTATTCTTCCCTTTTTTGCTAAATATCTTCCAACTTCACCTGATGGATTATTAAGCATAAAATCTAGTTCTGCTTTTCTAATAACTACTGTTGCCATTTTATGGAACCGCCGCTGTAAATGTAAGAACTACAGTTTGAAAACCGCCCTCTGGTGCTTGAACTTCTACAGTTGCAATTACTCCCAAGCCGTATCCTCCAGGCTCCCAAGCATCTAACTGAGCAGCACTATCTAATAAAATCCAAGCATCGTATGCAGAGATTTCAGCAAAAGATTCAATGTTGTCTGCTGATGGTGGTCTTCCATTTTGACCAACAACTGGAACTTCTCTTGAAACAGAAACATTCATTGTCGCACTTCTTGGGTCATTGCAACGTCGTGGCTCTGTTGCTTCGTCTCCAGGAGAACCTACATACATTTGAACAAAAGAAACAACAACCTGTTCGCAATCAACTGCTGGTTGTCCTAAGGTGTAATACCTTCTAGAAGGCAAAGGCATATTGTAAGAAGCATAAGAAGAAACAACTTGGTCTAAGACTGCTTGCAAAAATACAGCAAGATTTTTAGCATTACTGCTAACAGATGCCTTATTTATAGGTGTTGCCACTTATGTCTCTCTTTCGTCTTTTACGTAAATTCTACAAGGTGTAGATAGGCTCTACTCTTGTTCCAAGTTGGATTGATACATTTGCTGTAAGAAGATTGATTACCTCATCTACAGCAGGGTTTGCCAAACTTGGTCTAGTACAGTAGATGTCATATGAACCTGGCTCCCTTGGCCCTAGAACAGCAAGAATATCTGAGTAAGTAACTGTAATAGTTATTTTCTCAGTGGCACGGCTCAACACGGCATCGCCAGTAAGAGTCTCGGTCTTAGATCCCGTGTAATCAGAAACAGTCATAGAAACTACCCACGCATTATCGTTTAGTAAGAAATCTCCACTTACTTCATCTAAGTAAAGTACAACACTTCCACCAGTTGGCAAGACTCTTAAGTCAAATGCTGTTTCTGTGAACAAGAAAGGTTTTGGAGTAATACGACGAGCCTTAGGAACATCTGGACTAAATACACGAGCGCGAGCACGGGCTTTGTCTGGATTAGACGTTTTCAAAAATAAATCAACAGCGTATAGTCCAGTACGCAAGTCATCAATAAAATCTTGATTGTCAAGTACTGTGTATGAAATTCCTTGTCTAGAAATTGAAGTTACACGCTGAGGCAAAGCACAGGTGTCATCCCCTTCATAAAGTTTTACAAGTTCGATAGCCAACATACGAGCAGCGTTTTTACCTGCTGTTGGAGGAGGAGTTCCGTAGGTATATGTAACCTCTACGTTTGATGGAGTCCAAGTGGCTCCAGGTGCTGCTAAAAGAGTTGAGTGCTCTACTAAATAGTACTGAGATGGGTCAATGATATTTCCATCAATATCTCTTACAGTGTGAATCTTTACAACTTTACGGCCACGAAGGCGAATACGAGTATTTGATGATGTTCCATCACCTAGGTAGTCATCATCTCCATAAAGACCAGAACCGCCAAGACGAAGATTTTGAACATCTCCATCAACAAGAATAGGTGAGTATGTAAGTACGGATGCTCCAGCACGCAAATAAGGGTCAAATATAGAAACATAGCGCTCTGTAACAGTAGTTGTTCCACTGTACTTACGGCCTGACATTGCCCAAAGTAAATAAGAGGCAGTTTTTACAGCATCGTAGGCGTAGTCAGAATCAGCATATGCGCTACCTAAATCTTCTACGTTAGTCCAAAGATTACTGCTCATTATGTCTCCTAAATACTAAAAGCGGACGACTTACCATGTGTGCTAATGACACGACTGGCACGTCGTCCGCCCTCAGTTATCTAATTACTCTGTTGGGTTTTCTGACGATGCGATAATAAAGTCAACAGCATTATCAGCGTTGTAATCTGAGTTACCAGGAACGTTGTATGTTGTTGTTGAACCTTGTGAGGCAAAGTCTGTAACCGCTGTATATCCACGTTGACGAACCGCTGTGCCCACAGGGGATACAGCAGCACTAGCAACGTTTGTAGCAACCTTTGCGTAAGAGAAGGTTGTGTTGCTTCCAACAGTGGTAATTGTGTAAGTACCATTGAATGTGGCATCAACACCTGCTACAACAACTTGCTGACCTGCTTCAAAGCCGTGGGCTGAAGCAGTAGTTATTGTTGCTACGTTAGATGTAAGAGATTTGTTGTTTACTACGGCTGATAGGTTGTCATACCACTCGTAGAAGCCCTTTAGACCTGTTGGTGCCCATGAGCCGCGAGCGTATGAGTAAGGACGCTCTGTTGCGACTGGGAACTCCCAACGGCCATCTAGACCTGTGTCAAAGTTTTCGTTTCCTAAACCATAACCTTCAAATGTGTTAGCAAGTAAACCGTTTTCAATTACGCGGTCACCTGATTGACGCAATTTTGCGTATGGGAATACCCAGTAGAAGTATGGATTTGTTGTTGCACGCTTTCCATCTTTTACTGCGAATGACCAAACTTCAATAGCAACGCCGTTTCCAGCAGGATCGTCTCCTACGGCTGGCGCGGCCCAACCGATGCTCTCGTTGTCTGGTGAAGCGAATGTTCCAAAATTCTTACGAAGTAACAAACCACCTGATAGTAGTGCTGTTAGTTCTGGGTCTGGTTCGCAAATTGCGAGTTCCATAGTGATGCGCTTTAGAGTATCTGGGGCTTTGTAAGAAACACAGACTGTACCGTCTGCTGACTTTTCTACAATTTCATCGCCTTCTTCGTACTCTGGTGTGAATGAAGCGCGGAGGAACGCCGAGGTTGTATAACTGTCACCTGGTTCGGTGAGTAAGTTGCCTGAGGCGTCCAGTCTGGTGACTCGGATCGCCACACCTTGGACGCTTGCCGCGTAGTCCTGAGTGGCCATACTGATTTCTCCTTTAGTCGGTCTTACTTGTTCTTATTTTACGCTGTTAAATCTACTCTGATTGCTAAGTGAATAGAGGTGTCAAAGTAAACCGCCGCTGGGCGAATTGCTTTAAGACGCATATCATTCTGATTTCCCGACACGTTGTATCCCTGTGCCAGTGTGTCAGTGACGACATCGATATCACCAAGGACAACCTTGACAGTACCAGTGGCGTACATCCATTTGTTTGTAGATGTTGGCGTCTCTGTGTCACCAGCAGCGTCAGTTGGACCTGCGCCTGAGTAACTAGAACCAACAATTACGGGCGTTCCGCCTATTGTTTGAAGGTGGTCTTTACCTTCACTGTGTATAAGCAATTGAGCGTCGCTTGCGAGTAACGCAGCAACGTCACGAGTCATGTGAATAACGCCTTGCTCTCCAGAAGGAGATGCTGAGCCAATTTGGAAATCAAGAAGAGCCAGTGCTCGACGAGGAGACAATGCAGTACCTGAGTTTAGAATTGATGCTTCTGGGCTAACTAGTGCTCTGTTAGTGTGAGTCTCGCCAATGCGGACTCCACCTTCCCAAAGTTCTTTTTCAATTGCGTGCTGTGTAATTCCCTCTAACTGATTCTTAATTCTTTCAATTGGGTCAACGCCAAGTAATCCTAGGGTTGAGCGGTAATCTTCGACTTCAATAAAAAATGGTTTAATCTCGTCATAACGAGTAGGGGTTGCATTAGTTGCAACAGTAATAAGTGTCGTGTCTGTGTCGTCAATATTTTTTGCAGAGTAATACTGAGTGGTCCACTCTTGTGAAAAGCCACGAATCCATTGATCCTCTTTAGGACCTGCTTCTGGCTTTGCGACAGAGAGTAGCCCGTACTGTGAAGGCATATGCTTCGGTGCTTCAAAAACTCCCGTAAAGGCCATCTTTACTCTACTTTCTAACTTAAAAGTTAATTTAGTTACTTATTCTGTATCGGGAGCGCCCATTGCTGAGCGCTCCCTCTACAAGATTTACTTCTAGTACTGGGTACGGCTTAGTACTCAATAGCAGCAGCAGTTGCTCCACCAGTTGTATCGCGGAGGGCAGCAGCCACACCGTTGATAGAAATGGTTGAAGTAATTGCTAGTGCTTCTACGCCAATGAATGCGATACCTTCGAAGGTTTCAACAAACATCTTGTAATCGTTAGTTCCAACAAGGGTAGAATCACGGATGATTCCTAGATCCAAAGTACCGCCATCAAGGAACAAGAATGAACCTTCTGCGAATAGGTACCAAGTGAATGAATCTGCGAACTCGTTTAGAGCAGCGGACCCTGATTGTGCGCCAAACACGTTCTGATCTAGTGAAGCACTTAGTGTGACTCCACGAGAAGCAACGTATCCGTCGATTTCTGCGTATGCGTTGAGAGTTGAATCTCCTGGCATTGCCAAAGCAAGGTCAGCAGCCATCGCGTCCTTAACCCATGCTGGGATAATCGCACGAAGTGGTGCATCAGCCTCTAGGCGATGACGTGAACGGTAAGCAGCAGAAGCGCGACCTAGTTGTACTAGGAAGTCACGACCAAATCCGATTAGGGAAGTAGTTGTAACTGCTGTTGAAGCAGCACCAATCTTTGTAAGAAGGTTCTGCTCTGCTTCACGAGCGTGCTGAATCAGACCCAACTCGTTGTGACGAGCGATGAGTTCTGGATAAGCACGAGTCATCAAGTTACCGAACTGTAGTTGCAAAGTTACTGCGTCAGTTGCGACGGTTTGCTCTGCTGCTGCTGAAACGGTGAGGCTTGCTTTAACATCGGTACCAGGGTTGGTATCAACTGCGTTTGTCCACACGCCAACTGCGTTTCCGTATGAGGAAAGCACTGGTGGTGTTACGAAGCGAATACCGCCGCGATCAGCCTGGAAACGAGGAAGAGCATCACGTACTGGACGTGCTGTTGTTCCAAGTCCAAAAATGTCGTATTTGGTCTCGAATGGTGCTGCGTGTCCACCTGAAGCAACAAGTGCTTCTGGGCTTGTCACAGCGTTGATTTTTGCCCAGTTTGACTCAGCATCTTGTGTAAGAGTGCGGTCTTCTGGGAATGAAGTGGTTACAGAAGCAACAATATGTTGTTCTCCGTCACCACCGTTTACACGGCGTAGGCCATGTAGACGCTTTGCCATTGCCTCAGCAACGACGTTCATGTTATCTAATGGGCTTCCAGCCGTATATCCTGGAATATCTGCACCCGCTGTGATTGCCACAGGCGCGGCAGATGTCCGAGATGTTGGACGGCGGTCAGCCGGGACCTCAATGTTGAGGTTGTCTGCATTTGCAGCGGCGGTCACGGGTGCCTCCATATTTTCTTGAACCAAGGTTGGTTCACTTGCTTGGGTTGATGTTTCTTGAATAGATGCTTCTGCACCTTCAACAGTTTCAACAGATGCTTCTGCTGACACTGGAGCATCTACAACAGTCTCTGCAACTGCTTCGGCAACTGGTGCCTCTGCTGATGCAACTTCTGCTGTTGGTGCCTCTTCTGTTGCTGCTGGTGCTACTGATTCCTCAGCAGCGGCAACAACTGGTTCTTCTACAACAGCAACTGGTGCTGGTGTTTCAATTTGTGATTCAGTTGAGAACTCTGTGTTCTTTCCCGCTTCGGTAGACGCTTCGGTCATGGTTTTTTCCTCTTTCTTTTTCTCGTCCTCTTCCATATCAGAAGGAGTTTCTTTTTCAGGAGCGACAGGCATCTCTGCTGCCTCATCCATCTTTTTCTCCTCTTCCATTGGAGCAGGAGTGTCAGAAACAGGTGCTTCTTCAGCAGGTGCTTCTTCTGTCATTGGAGCAACTGGTGCTTCCTCTGCCATTGGAGCCTCTTCTGTTTTTGCTTCCATGTTTTCTTCCTCTTTTTCGCCGTCTTGTCCGTAAACGCGGGAGGCGGCCTCAGTGGCTCGCTGAGCGAGTTCTATGGCTGCGGCCTCGCGGCGCTTGACTTCGTTTCTAACTCCATCGAGCATATCGGCAAGTGACGTCATCGCGTCGACTGTTTGCGGGGTAGGATCTTCTTTCTCAACCAATTCAAATTGCTTCAGGATTGAACTCTGAAGTTCGACAACCTGATCGTCGCCTAACTCTGCGAGTTGATCCATCTGTTCTTTAATTTGGTCCACGAACTGTCCTTCCTCTGGCCAGTCACGATAGGTCTATTACCTATCTCGCTAATCAATCGAGGCCGAGGGACTC